GTCCCTACATATTTACTTGAATTGACAGGTTTATACTGCCCCTGGACGTATGATCTCATTTAAGACCTTATCTGGCGAGCTTGAAGGCTAAAATTGTTGTTTACTGATGTAACAACACCGACTTGATTACCCGGGTCCCTAAGTGCATTAAATGATCGATAACCATCGGCTGAAAAAAGTAACTTAGCATCAACGTTAGCTTTCTCGAGCAGTGATGCTGGTGATACGCCGAGCATTGCTGCCATGTCTATTGTTAGTGCGGTCATAGTTTCTGCATACATCGGGCCTACGCCCCTGCTTAAAAAATAGCAGCGAGTTGAATTAAATGTTGCTGATGAATAGTTACCAATAACACCGCCCCCTAAGTCGGCCTGTGATAACGACCCTGGGCTTGGAAATACTGTTGGACCCGACGAATATTTGTATGTATTTGCAGGATTTCCCGTAACATTTTTGACTGTACGTTGCGTACCTAAATAGGTAAGCATCTGAGAACTAAATCTGCCGATAGATGGTATAGTTGAATTAGCCACCAGAATTACCACCAATTCTATTTACGTCCCGGTATGACGTAGAATTTCGTGCGGCGGCCGATGCAAAGGGCCGGGTCTGTATTGCCGCTGGGGTCGCTGGATTATACGGTGTAGGACTAATCTTAGCTAATCCATCTAGAGCACTTGCACTCACCCTTCGAACAACTCTGTCTGACAAAAAGGCGCCCGTTACGCCACCTATTGTTGATTGCACATTTTTACCAATTCGCTGTAAAATTGGATTGTCCGATGTCAATAAAGGATTGTTAGATTCAATAAAGTCCATAAGAGTTGTATTAAATGCAAGAGCTGGTAATTCAAGAAACTCGCCTTTTTCAAATTGTTCTATTGTCGAGTTATTGTTTGTCGCCGAGCCGCCAAGTTTCATATTCTGAATATTGTAATATGCATACTCGTATTCAATCGTAAATGTTAACTCTAGCGTCTCATCGCCAACGGCGTAGTCTAATGTGTCGTGCGAAAATGCAGAAATTCTTGGATTTACAAGAGTTACTTGGTTAAATCTACCACCGTGCACCTGGTATATGTCTATTGACTGAATTAAATTACGAACGTTATTAACAGTTTGCAAATTAAAACCAAAATTGTGGTTATCTAAAGTATCGGCAACTATATTTTGTATGCCGGCCTTGTCTCCGTTCGTATTTGTCGGTAGTTGGTTTCCTGTTGGTGCATTACTCTTGAACAAATTCTTGACACTTGCAGGCAGACTCGATATAGCGGGATTGATTGTTGGAGTAATATTCTTAATAAACTGCTCAACTGAATATGTTTTATTTTTCTGTTGTGACTGTTTAGCAACGTTTTTACCCGGTTCGGTGCCGTCGGCGAAATAGTATCTATAATACATTTCCCAAAATTTCAAAGTCTTGCCATCTGCTACATCATGGAACACAACTTTCACTGGATCAAAGTCTATTCTGCGCTGGCTTATCCTTTTACGGTTATACTGATTTAGTGTAGTCGTATCGATTTTGAAAGATGGCATTTCGATAGACTTAACCAGTGGCATAATTTGTGCCCAGGCCGGATTATTAAAGTATTGAGAAATGTAGGTACTAGCAGTACCTACATTATTAAGATTGATGTTTATATAGTATTCAAACGGTAACCGTGGATGATTTCTATATAAAGCCTGTGCGTCTTGATTAAAGTTGTACGTGGCATGGCGCGAGCTCTTTTCGTAAAAGAACCCTACGCCAGTTAAGTTTGTAAATAATGATGAAAATGATGGCATAGAATACTATTTATCTTCTCAATATCTAAAGTATTCATCTAAGAATTCTATTATTTTGTAAGTTTCGGAATTTGCACCAATTTCTTTTATAACAATAACTTTTAAATGATTTATGATTATTATATGGCTGTTAAGTTCAGGGAATGAAAATATATCTGCTGGAATCGAAGTATAATTCTTAGTTCTCGATTTATTATCTTGATAATAATCGTGTACCTTAGACGATACAGAATGCGACAACGCCTCGATCAACAATCGATCTTTATCGATATTTGGTTGAATTATTTCATCTATTCTCGTCTTGTTTTCTCTCAAAGGCTTCGTCGGTTAGTTTTTTTAATTCTTCTATCAACCTAAGTGCTTCTTGGAGATTTTTAATCTTTTCCTTGTTTGTTCTTTCTTGTTTTAATTCATTCAATTCTTTGTTCATGTTGATTCCTCTAATAGATTACCATCTTTATCAAATATCATAAACTTGAAATTATATCCGGCATCTAAACAGGCCTGTCTTTTGGCCATATTACGCGGACGATTTGTGTTCAATGTCCAATTAGATTTTACCTCAACGATCAAATTGTCTTTTGGTATATAAATATCGGGAAAATATCTTCTTGATTTACTATCAGCAAAATATTTTATAAATGGCATACAACCCTTACTAACAATAATTTCATCTTCGGTATAAATTTTCAATAAATTATTTAATGCAAAAGCTTCATAACCTTGGATTGAGACAATAATACCCGATGGTAAAATATATTTCTTTGTTCTTAATTGATTTTTTACAATCTTTTCATAAATCTCGGAATTCTGAGATGGATTAGACACACCGTACTTTTCAATACATGTATCGGCTGATTTCTGTCGAATTATTTTATTTTGTTGTGGTGCAGATACACCATATTTCGTTATACAAGTTTCCCTTGATCTATCTTTAAAATCTTGCAGGCGTTGTGGTCTCTCAGTACCAAATTTTTTAATATTCGACTCTATTGTCTTTTGTTGAAATTTATCTAACGTTTGAGGTTTATCAGTTCCGTATTTCCTGATATTAGTGTCCGTTATTTTATCAACAAAAGATTGAATGTGCATAGAGTTAGTGATTCCTTTACCGTACTTCTCGGTAAAAGTTTCTTTAATTCTATCTTTGATTATTTTAGATTTGGATGGATTAGACACCCCGTATCTGTCTAAGGCGGTCTGTTTTGCTTTTTCTGCTACACTTAAACGCTGGCAAGAAGGTGAACAATATTTCTTGTATTCCCCATCCTTCTTGCGAATTTCTGTAACTATTACTTTACAATCTTTATTGTTACATTTTTCACCATTTGCCATAAAATACCCTTAATTTTGTAAAAGTATTTATAACAAATGTGTAAAAAGTTACCCAAAAGTTGTGCCGCCTGTTGGGCTTACAATATCTGGATATGGATTTCCGCCGACTGTTGTTCCGTCGTTTGTGTTTGGACCAGCCACGTTTGTTGCATTATCAAATCGTATAGATAAAGTAACTGTGTTTGGGTCGCCGCTTGCGTAATCTCCATTTCCGTACTCAACACTTTCAATAAAGCAGCCATCTAATACCCATGACTCTAATTGTTCGTTGTTTGTGCCGTCTAATGAATGAATTTCCATTGCAAACTTGTAGTTGATACCAGCTACTGCACTTGTTTGCTCGAAATGATTCATCTGTTTCTGAATCTGGGAACCGACTGACGAAATAACAGAGTTAGTTATATCGTCTCGAAGTTCGATCTGAATTGCTTCAAACGGCAATCTCTTACCCTGAATTTGACCAACCGAGTTATATGAATGTAATTCTACCACACCGAAACTAACTTTTGGTCGTGTTACAGTAACAACGTTTGCAGTCATTTCTCTCAGTCCGTTGTTTTCGCCAAAGTTCTGCCAGACCACCCTAAAACGATATTTTTGCTTTGGGTGCAAAATACCGAGTTTGTTCCCGTCTAACGGAATACCGAATTTAGCTGAATTTGCCATCTTTTTCTCCTGCTGTAAAAGCTAATACTATTTATCAATTATTGAAATTTTTTTCAGAAGGCGGTAAATCTGCAAAACCTGTTATACAATAAGCCTCTCCTATATCTCTGTAGCACTCGTAAGGTAAAATGCCATATCCCTTATCTCCCCACTTTGGTCCTATAGAATTGGCAATAATCCATGCCCCTCCGCAAATAGAATTGTCATACCCAATAACTGTCACGGCGTGGCCCCTAGACCCTCGATTATCGACTAAATTTACTGGTTTATATTCTTGTGTGCTTATTGGTCCGTGTAATTTCCAAAACATTCTCCCTGTTTGTAGTCCTATCGAAATCGGAATTTTTAAATCAATCATTGTGTTGAAATTCTTAGGATTAACATACTCGAAAGAAGTTACCTTAAACTCTAATGCCTCAGCTATTGCACCAAAG